CGCCATGCCAAACAGACGCTCGTCGCCCAGAACCGCGGCAATCAGGTTGTCGCGGCGTTCATCCAGCAAGGCCTCATCACTGACGGTCCCCGGGGTGATGATCCGTACCACCTGACGCTCCACCGGCCCTTTACTGGTGGCCGGGTCGCCCACCTGCTCGCAGATTACCACCGACTCGCCGAGCTTGACCAGTTTCGCCAGGTAACCTTCCGCCGCATGGTAAGGAATCCCACACATCGGAATCGCCATGCCCGCCGATTGCCCGCGCGCCGTCAGGGTGATGTCCAACAACTTGGCGGCTTTCTTCGCATCCTCATAGAAGATCTCGTAGAAGTCGCCCATGCGATAGAACATCAGCTGATCAGGGTGCTGGTTCTTCAGGCGCCAGTATTGCTGCATCATCGGCGTGTGGGAGGACAGATCGTTCACGGCGGTATTCATCGGTGTCAGACAAACTCGTTGAAAGATGTAGGGCAAAAGGAGGGGCATCAGCCCGGCTTTTCCGCGATGGGCGCAAGGTTAACATGGGTGGTTGGGGGGGACCCAGGGATCAGTGATTCTGGGACCCATTGTGGGAGCGGGCTTGCTCGCGAAGCGGTGTGCCAGCTAACTCAATAATGACTGACTCTCCGCCATCGTGAGCAGGCTCGCTCCCACAGTTTTTTCCGAGTCGTTCACCGACATTGCGCACACCGCAGATCCCTTGTGGGAGCGAGCCTGCTCGCGATAGCGCAAGGCCGGCTTGCATGAAAACTTGATCCTGCAGCGTCTTTTATATCTCACCTGGCTTCATCGGCTATGCACAAATATGCAAATCAGCATTTGTCTTCCGCAAAAAGAACAAGCATCATGCGCGTTATGCAAAAACGCAACGTATCTACCGTATTAAGAGCATTGCTCGATCAGCACGGGATCTCCCCCACGGAGCTTCACCGTCGTACCGGCGTGCCCCAGTCAACGCTCTCGCGGATTCTCAGCGGGAAGATTGTCGATCCTTCGGATAAACACATCTCGAAGATCGCCGAATACTTCGCCGTGAGCACCGATCAGTTGCGCGGGCGGGCGGAGGTGGCGCCGGTGGGCGGTGGTCGCCGCGACGTGTTGCATGCCGAGCTCAAGGACATAAGCCTGTGGGATGACGAAACACCCGTCGAGGAAGACGAGGTGTCGGTCCCTTTTCTGCGTGAGGTTGAATTGGCTGCTGGATCAGGAAGATTCGTCATCGAGGAGAGCGAGCGCTCCAGCCTGCGCTTTGGCAAGCGCAGCCTGCGGCACAACGGCGTGCAGTTCGACCAGGCCAAGTGCGTGACAGTGCGCGGCAACAGCATGTTGCCGGTGCTGCGCGACGGCGCCACGGTCGGGGTGAATGCGGGCAAATGCGGGATCGGCGACATTGTCGATGGCGATCTCTACGCCATCAATCACAACGGCCAGCTGCGGGTGAAGCAGCTTTATCGCCTGCCCACCGGCATCCGCCTGCGCAGCTTCAACCGTGACGAACACCCGGATGAAGACTACAGCTTCCAGGAAATGCAGGATGAGCAGATCGTCATCCTCGGCCACGTCTTCTGGTGGGGCATGTACGCCCGTTAACACCATCGCTGTCAGATAAAACCCGCCACCGTGCGGGTTTTTTTTCGCCTCACGATTCTCTCCAACCCCCCGTGTTCATTGATCCTCCATGCGCCCATGCATTTCCCGTGCATAAATAAATGCATTTGCGCATTGACTGTATATGCATACATGCATATTCTATGTCCAAGCCGCTCTACAAAGCGGCTGGCAACAAAGCTCTTTAGTGGCATCCACAGGCAGCGATGAACCGGCCTTGACGGTTCAGAGGGTTGGCAACTGACCCAGGTGTGCAGCGTAAAGCACCAGAAGCAGTTATCCGGCGGGCAGGGGCCGCGGCCGGAGGAACAATTTGAATGGATCCGTACCGCGCCAGTCGCGCCGAAAGATCAAGCGCATTACTGAAAAGCCTGGGCAACCGGGCTTTTTGGAATGCCTGCGTCAATAGGCAGAGTTGTATCAACGTTTCAAAAACCTATTTAGCTAAAGGAATAGACCCATGAAAAAATTGTTCAGTGCGCTTATCGCAGCTGTTCTGGCGAGTCAGACCTTCCAGGCGTTTGCTGAAATGTCGCCTGTCGGTTCCTGGCAATTCGCTTCTTACCATGTTCCGGGCGGTGGCTTTTATGCCAACCAGACGATCTGTTTCAAGGAAGACAACACCTGGTATTCCAGTTCGCAGGCTGGCTGGAACGGCGCGTGGTTCCAGAGCGGGGATGACCTGCAATGGAACGGAAGTGTGCCAATGAAGGGGGCAGGGAGCGCCAACAATCTCGCCACCATCGCCATGGGCAAGATAACTGCCGCAGGTGCGATGTCGGGTAGCTATGCGGAATGGGCGGCACCAAGCACGCTGCCGCTGTCGTGGGATAGGCATTACACCTACACCATGACTTACAAAGGCGCGACCTGCGGCGCTCCAAAGTGAAGCCAGTTCTTTCAATTAAATAACGAAGGCCTGAGCGCAACGCTCGTAGAGACAAGCGTTCGCTGGAGCTTTTGTGTCCCGCCATTTGTTAGCGACGCATTTTATTGCACCGACCAACACCTTATTCGATTTCAGAAAGACCTTCCCCGCCCAACCAATCACCCAGGAGTCATGAATGACAAACGAGCAACAAGCGTTGCTGGACATGCCGATCTGGCTGGTCATCCTGCTCGCCCTGGTGGGCGGGGTCTCCGGCGAGATGTGGCGTGCCGACAAGGAAGGGGCCAGGGGCTGGTCGCTGTTACGGCGCCTGGCCTTGCGCTCCGGTGCCTGCGTGATCTGCGGTGTCTCGGCAATCATGCTGCTGTATGCCCTCGGCATGTCGATCTGGAGCGCCTGCGCCCTGGGTTGCCTGACCGCCATGGCCGGTGCCGACGTGGCTATCGGTCTCTACGAGCGCTGGGTCGCCAAGCGGATCGGTGTTTGCGAAGTACCGCCGCCAGACTCCCGTCCTGACCAACAGTGAGCCCGATGCCGCCGATCCACAGCAAAGAGGCCATCCCATGCCCGCTCTCATTGAAAAACCGTCGCAGCTGTTCTTCGCCATGGCCGAGACCCTGCGTACCTCGCTTCCCGGCCTGAAGGTGGGGAGCCCCCAGGATTTTGACGATACCGGCGATCAGCCTTGGGTCTTGATTGCCATCGAGCGTGATGCGTCAGGCAACCGTGCCAATGACGGACGTATCGCTCATGTCCTGACGCTGTCCATGCAAGTCGTGTCGCCCGGTGCGGGCCTGGCGGCCTGCGATCTGGCCAGTGAGTTGAAACGCGTGATCGTCGACAACCGCTGGAGCCTGTCGGCCGAGCAATGCAGTCGTCCAGCGGATGTCGAGGGCATTGCGTCCGTCTTCGGCGCCGGGACGCGGCCGTATACCGCCTGGACCCTTTCATTCACTCAAACCCTATACCTGGGCCCGACGCTACTGGACGACCCCTTGGGCACGCCGAAATTTGCCCGGACCTGGGAAGTGTCGGACATCGACGACCCCGATCAATACACCGCGCAGGAGGACTGACCCATGTTCGATGCGCTTTTACGTCTGCACCTGGGGCCGATCATCGAGCGTCTGGCCGAGATGGAAACCGAGCTCGAAGACTTGTATCGACGTGCCGACAGCGTCTGTCGCATCGGCGTTTGCCAGGAGGTCGACGCGGCGAGCAACACCTGCAAGGTCAGTCACGGCGGGCTGCTGACGCCGGCGATCCGCTTCTTCAATCCGAGTGCCGGAGCACAGAGCGAATCGCGGATCCCGTCCGTGGGTGAGCAGTGCCTGTTGCTCAACCATGGTGGCGGCGACGGCGGTGGGCAGTCGGTGGCGTTGTTCGGCCTCAACGGCGGTCAGTTCCCGCCCGTCTCGACGCAGGCATCGCTGACGCGTCGCCGTTACCAGGACGGTACGGAAAACGGCTACGACCATGAAGGCCATGTCCTGCATTGGATAAACGGCCCGGCGGCCTTCAGTGGCTCCCGCGAATCCCTTGAGCTGAGCATCGGCCCTTCGAGGCTGGCGATGACGCCGCAGTCCATTGAATTGCAACTGGGCGCCGTCGGCATTCGTCTCGACGCGTCCGGCGTGCACTTCAACGGCCCCTTGGTGGATCACCAGGGCCGTGTCATCAGTACCGCATAAGAGATTTCCCATGATTGGTATCGATCGCAACACCGGCGCGACGGTCGACGACTGGCTGCAGTTCGTACAGCGCGCCACCCGGGCGCTGACCACGCCGCTCGGCACCCGACAGAAACGCCCCCTGTATGGCTGTGCACTGACCCAGTTGCTGGGCCAGAACCTCGGCGATGACCTGCTGATGCTCGCCCAGAGCCACTCCGCCCAGGCCTTCTACAACCCGCACAACGGCATCGGTGATTTCGAGCCGCAAGTCATCGTGGCCAGCCGCCAGGGCGCCGGATTGTTATTGCGCTTCGCCGGCACCTGGAAAAACCGCAAGCAGACCTTCGAGGTGGTGACATGAGCATGCTGATCCCCGGCCAGAACCAACTGGCTGAACCGGCCATCGTCACCGTCGAGGCGTTCGAGGACCTGCTGGCCGAATTCAAGACCTTCGTGGTCGAGTACGTCGGCGCACGTTCCCCCGCAAGTGCGGCCAAACTGGTCGAGAGCCTGGAAAACGAAAGCGAGCTGCTGACCCTGGCCCTTGAGGCGTTCTGCGTGCGGCTGCAAACCCACGAACGCAAATACAACGCCCGGATCAAGCAGATGCTTGCGTGGTGGGCCACGGGCAGCAACCTCGACGCCCGCCTGGCGGACATGGGCCTGGAGCGCCAGTTGCTTGACCCGGGCGATCCGGCAGCGTTCCCACCGGTGGCCCCGATCTATGAAAGCGACGATGACGCCCGCTTGCGCTACTACCTGGCACCCCACGCCCCGGCGGCGGGCTCGCGGATGCAGTATCGGCGGGAGATCTTCACCCTGGGCGAGCGGCCGGCGGTGAAGGTGGACAGCAGCGCCGCCGGTGTCGTGACGGTGACCTACACCTTTGATCCGGATGGGCTTGCGGCGCAAGTCAAGGACGGTAACGCACGTCGGACTGCTCCCGGCGAGGTGATGGTCACCGTGCTGTCCCGCGAAGGCAATGGCGTGCCTTCTTCGGCGTTGCTCGACGGTGTGCGCCGACATTTTGCCCGGCCAGACGTCCGGCCGGAAACCGATCGGGTGACGGTCCAGGGGGCGCAGATCAAACCCTACCGTATCCGCGTGATTGCCCGGATCAACGGTGGACCGGATTCGGGGCTGACCCGGATGGCGGCGCAGCAGCAGTTGCAGAGTTATGCCGACGCCTGCCATCGGCTGGAAGGTCGGGTGGACCCCAGTTGGATCGATTACACCCTTCATTCGGCGGGTGCGGTGCAACTTCAGATCCTCGAGCCGCTGGAAGCCATCGTAGCCAATGCCTTCGAAGCGCCGTACTGCACGACGGTAGACGTGGAGGTGCTGACACTATGAGCGACTCTGTTTCGCCCTCCAGCCTTCTGCCGGCCAACAGTTCTGCGCTGGAGAAAGCGCTGGACCTGGGGTTCGCCAAGCTGCTCGATCGTGTCCAGCCGCCGTTCCCCGAGTTGATGAACCCGAGTCAGACCCCGTCCGCGTTCTTGCCTTATCTGGCGGCTGATCGTGGTGTGAGCGAGTGGGATGCAGCGGCGAGCGACCTGGAAAAACGCCTGACGGTTTCACTGTCCTGGCAGATCCAGCGCCAGGCTGGCACCCGTCAGGCGTTGAACCACGCTGTCGAGTCTCTGGGATTCACGCCCCGCGTCACCGCCTGGTACGAACAGCAGCCGAACGCTCAGCCTTACACCTTTGATGTACAAGCCATCATCGGCCAAGGCTGGGCCAGCGGCGACCACAAACGCCTGATCCAACGAATCAATGCAGCCAAGAGCGAGCGCGACCAGGCCACCATCACCGTGGTGCACCAAACCAGCGGCGGCCTCGCGGCAACAGCGGCCTTGCATGGGCCATTGAGCGACGGCGAGTTGTTTCTGTGCGGCGCGCTGCCGGTGCTCGGACTTAGCGCGAGGCTGACCCAGATCGGGGTTTCCCAACCTTACACCATTAACGATTACGACCTCAGGGCGCAGCCATGACAGAAGACATTACGCGTTTGGTTCGTTTCACCTCCGCCGGCCTGGCGGAAGTGTTGCAGGCCAGGAACCAAGGCTTGAAAGGAGAGATCACCCACATCGGTGCCGGCACCGCCCGCTACGATCCGACTGGATCGGAGACCGCGCTGCGCAATGAACGGCAGCGTGTGGCGATCGTGGATTACGAGGACCTCGATCCAGGGCAGCTGAGGATGGCTGCCCTGTTCGACGGCGCGGATGAATACGAAATCGGCGAGTTTGGTTTCTATCTGTCCACCGGCACGTTGCTGGCGGTGTATTCGGCGGCTGGAAAGTTGCTGACGTACAAGGCGGCTGCGGCGCGTGTATTGCAAAAGTTCACGCTGGATATATCGCCGTTGCCGGCGCAAAGCGTCACGGTGGTGGTCGGGTCTGATGACTTGAACATCCTGCTGAGCGAAGAAATCGCCGCCTTGGCGACAGCCAATATCGACAACATGACGCGCAATATTGGCTTGTTGTTTCGGGTCATGACGCTTGAAGCGCCCAATAAAATCAATAGCACAAGGAGTTTGACAACGTGAGTCTGGAAACCACTATCGCGTCGCTGGTGACGGCGGCCAACAACTTGACCACGGTGGTCAATGGAAAGATCGGCGCTATCAACCTGACCATGGCCGCGGCCGTGGCGCAGTTCAATGAATGGCGAAGCCTGAAGGATGTGGAAGGAGATCCGGCTGCGCTCGGTACCATTCGGCGCAATGTTTTGCAGGGGCATGTCTATGGGACTGGAGGCCCCTACCCCAGCAGCGCGCAGGGGGAGTTTACGACTACCGACCTGGGCTCCAGCACGAATGTATATATGCACTTCAAGGTGCCGTTGAACATCAACGTCAACTCGGAAATGTTCTGGTTCAACATCAAGGGGTACAGCTACGGCACCGCGAAAATCATCGATGAAACCCTGGTGGGATACTGCTATCAACCGACTCGGGTTCTGCAAAACGCCTCGACCTTCGGAAACATGACGCCAGCCATTTATGTTGATACGAACGGCAACATCGTCATGCGAATTCTGATTCCCAATATTTACTACACCACTGTACGGATTGACACGATGCGCGTGGGCAATGGCCGGCTGTTCAATCAGGGCGACTTGAAAACCAAGTTGTCATTGGCCGATACCGTCGTTTTCAGCAAGGAATGAACATGTCTGACCTATCCACTGGTAACACCCCTGAGCTTCCACTGGCCGTGCCCACGCGGGAAATTGAATGGGCCGCCATCCGTACCCGCCGCGATCAACTTTTGCGGCTGACGGATTTCACCCAGTTGCCCGACTACCCGGCGACAGACGCACAACGGGACCAGGTCAAGGCCTATCGCCAAGTCTTGCGTGATATCCCCGAGCAGATCGAAGACCCGTCCAAGTTGGTCTGGCCCGTGCTGCCGACCTTCGTCAAGTAAAGCCAACCGCGACAGCGGTTTTTTTTCGCCTGCAATAAGCCCCGTGATGGGGCTTTTGCGTTTTTCGCGTCTGGAGAACTCATAGATGCCCATTCGTAAGCCATACACCGTGCTGGTGCCCTTTCCTACCGGCGGCGGCCACTGGTCGAGCATTGGCCAGGAGCTCGAACTGCTGGATGTCGAGGCCAATGCCTTGCGCAGTGCCGGTCGCCTGGAGCTGAGCAGCGTCCTGGAGACGCACAAACAGGCTGTCGACACGCAAGCCACCCCACCCCAACCGGCCAAAAAGGCCGCTGCCAAGAAGGCTGAATAACATGGCTGAGGTTTTGAACTTCGAGCACAACGGCATCACCGTCAATGCCACTGAATCTCCCGAGGCCATGGGTGGCCTGGGCGATAACGTCATCGGGCTGGTCGGCACCGCGCCGAAGGCCGATCCACTGATTCCACGCAACGCACCGTTCCGCATCAACAGCTTCACCACACAGGCGTTGCTCGATCCGACCGGCACCGAAGCCGGTACGCTTTATCACGCGGTGTTCCAGATCCTCAAAGTGGTCAAGGTGCCGGTCTACGTGGTCATCGTCGAAGAAGGCGCGACTCCGGCCGACACGCAAAACAACGTCATCGGCGGCATCGAAGCGCAGACCGGCCGCAAGCTGGGCCTGGCGGCCTTGAGTGGCGTGGCCGAGGACCTGACCATCATCGGCGCGCCGGGCTTCACCGGCAGCAAGGCGGTGGCCGGTGAGTTTGCCTCGTTCGGCAAGCGCATCAAGGCGCGGGTGGTGCTCGACGGCAAGGATGTCTCGGTCGCCGATCAGGTGACCTACAGCCAGGAACTGGGAGGTGCGGACCTGGGTTTCGATCGTTGCCTGGTGGTGCACAACATGCCGGCGGTGTACTCCAAGGCCGCCAAGAAAAACGTCTTCCTGGCCCCGTCGAGCCTGGCGATTGCCGCACTCGCCAAGGTCAAGCAATGGGAGAGCCCGGGCAACCAGGTGACTTACGCTGAAGACGTTTCGCGCACCGTGGAATACAACATCCTCGACACCTCCACCGAAGGCGATCTGCTCAACCGCTACGGCGTCAGCTACTACGCCCGCACCGTCCTGGGCGGTTTCTCGCTGCTGGGCAACCGCTCGGTCACCGGCAAGTTCATCAGCTACGTGGGCCTTGAAGATGCGATCAGCCGCAAGCTGGTGAAAGCCGGCCAGAAGGCCATGGCGAAGAACCTGACCAAGTCGTTCATGGACCAGGAGGTCAAGCGCATCAACGACTGGCTGCAAACCCTGGTCGCCGACGAAACCATCCCTGGCGGCAGCGTCTACCTGCACCCGGAACTCAACAGCGTCGAGAAGTACAAGAACGGCACCTGGTACGTGGTCATCGACTACGGCCGCTACGCGCCAAACGAACACATGATTTATCAACTCAACGCCCGC